ACCGGCGGAGCCGGCGGTGGTGCATTAAATACATCTTATGCTGGACGAGGTGGCGGAGCCGGTGGTTCAGGTGGTAGTGTAAGTGGTGCTTTTGGAACTGCCTGTGTTTCAGGTAATGGAGGTAGCGCAGGAAATGCCGGCCAAAACGGAACATTAGGCAATGTTGGTGGTGCCGCCGGAGGTGGCGGTGGCTGGGGAGCCGCTGGAGGCAATGCTGCTGGAAATTCTGCTTATCAACCTTATAACGGCGGCGCCGGCGGGAAGTGTGTAAATTTAAACGGAAATAGTGTAACCTGGGCCGTAACAGGTACAAGATACGGATCAATAAGTTAATTAAACAAATAAATACAGTAGAGGATAACAGATGGCAATAAATTTTCCAAATTCACCCACAAACGGTGATACATTTACAGATGGTACAAGCAGTTGGACCTGGGACGGTACTTCTTGGAACCTTGTAACCAGTAGTTTATCTGTTACTCCTGAAACATTTAAAACCATACAGGTTGCAGGACAAAGTGATGTAGTTGCTGACAGTTACAACGATACTCTTACACTGGTAGCAGGTTCAAACATCACACTTACTACAGATGCTGCAACTGATTCTGTTACAATTACAGGACTAGCAGGCGGTGGCGGCGGAGACGTTAACCAAAATGCTTTCAGTACAATTGCTGTATCAGGGCAAACTTCAGTAGCAGCAGATGCAGTTACAGATACACTTAATCTTGCAGCAGGTTCTGGTATTACCTTAACCACAAACGGTACAGACACAGTAACAATTACTTCAACATCAGGCACACCAACATTTAATACTCTTACTGATGCTTCAGCAGCAGGGCTAAGTGTAGCAGACATTTATCTACCTGCAATTACAAGACACGTAGTTACAAATAATGGTCTTAGCTCTTATAGATTCGATCATCACGGTACGACAGATAATCCTATAATTTATGCTATTAATGGAACTACCATCGCATTTGAATTACAGCAAAGTGCCGGTCATCCTTTTGAAATACAAGATCCAATAGGAAATCCTTATAGTGTAGGACTAGTACACGTTGCTACAGATAACACTGTTAGTACCGGTGCAGCAGCACAGGGAAAAACAAGTGGGGTATTATATTGGAAAATTCCTGCTAGTATTTCAGGCGGATACAGGTATCAATGTACAAATCACGCTGTAATGGTAGGAAGTATCACTATTAAAGATTTTGCTTCTCTCTAATATTTTTTAGTTAATTCATCTAATTGTTTTCTAAGACTAGTAATAATATCTCTAGAATCTGCTTGACTGAATTTTTTTGCTGTGGCCGAGTTCATTAAAAGTTGTTCGTGCCATCTATCAAGTTCTAGTACTTCGCCTTCTAATTGTCTAAGTAAATTTGTTGCTTTTATTTTAGCATCACCGTCAGGCATATTATTAATTTTTGTTTGAAAAGTTTTCTTTTCATCTAGATATCTTGGGTTTTCTTTAAGAAGCATTTTCTAACTCCAGTACTGTTTCTATCTTGGTTCTAATTAAACTATTATTTAAAGTATTTCTCAAACCATTATGTATATTTTTGGGTAAGTTATCAAGAGTTGCCCAACAAAATGTATCTACCACAGTTGGCATAAATTCTTGATCAACTAAACAAATATAAGTGCTATATTCAAATCCTTTATCTCTAGATAGATACAGTTCTATAGGTAATATTTTTCCTTTTGAAAAATCTTCTAGAGCCTGTTTACTATCTTCAAACAAAGACTTGTTTCGTGCAAATGTAGGGACAGTCCACTTTTCTTTTTCAAGAATAAGTAATATTCTTTTCTCAAGTTTAGATAAAAATAGTAGTCCGGCACGTTTTTGCATACTATTAATTATGCTGGATCGGGATCTAGTCTCCAGTATCCGGCAGCATATTCACCTTCAAAAGATTTAAGCCACTGGATACCGTCCCATTTGTATTGTATACCTGTTCTAATATTAGTTACATATGTAGTGTTATCTGCTACAGCAGTATCGAAAACAGTTATCCAACTTGATCCATCCCATTCAACAATATTATTTTGTTTTAATTCATATGCTGATAAAGACGAACCGTCAGTTCCTTTCCAAGCATCTGGACTAATTCCATCAGGATCACCTATACTTTCAAGTAGCAAATATCTAGTACCAACTGGAATATTATTAACACCATTCCACTTATCAATTGGATTAAAAGTTGTTGGATTTACAATTGCATCTATTGTAGTTTGTTGTGCTAATGCTCTTGAACCTTCAATAATACTGTTACTTGGAATAGTATCTTGGTCAAAAGTTACTAATAAAATTTTTGGATCTGTTGGATGAATTGCAAATGTTCCAGCCATTTCCGAGCCAGATGGCTGTCTAAAATAAATTACACTATTTGCATTAAAGTTACCTAATCGTGTTAGTATTGCATTCCAATCGTATTGTTTATTACTAGCAACCGATTCTTTTTCGTCTAGTCCTACACTTGCTATAGCAGCATATGGATCTATAATTGTTAGTTCGTAATCATAAGGTTGATTGTTATTTGCTTTAAACAATAATACTGGGAATCTAGGATTTACATATACAGTATTACTTCCATCGCCATTATACACTAGACTCGAAATATTTTTTACATCCCCGTCTTCTGTAAAAATATTTGCAATAATACTTCTGATAACTCCAAGTTTTTTAACTTTAGCAGGTGGTGAAATCCAAATAGGAATTGTAAAATCTAAACTGCAAATGTCAATGTCTGATTCTGTTCCTGCAGGTATTGATCTTGAACTAAAATTTGTACTGTCTAGGTACACAACACTTAAACTAGTCCAGTCTACATAGTTGTCTGTTGTTTGTATTTCTAATGCAGGATTAAACAACACTAGTATTTGTTCTAGCAGTTGTAATTTTTGATCTGTATTTGATGTCCAGATATCACATTTCATACTTAAAGTATACGGTGTTGGCATCAATCTTTCTACAGTAACGTTTTTACCCTGCTCACCCGTGTATACCCTTGTACCATCATCTTGTTCTTGATATCTTCGCTCTCTAATATTAACCTTACTAACAAATGTAGGATCTGATAATCTCGAAGGATCAGTTTGTAACCCTGTTACATAAACAGCCATACGCGGAACTGTTGGCATTTTATTTTCAGAATTTTCTCTAATAATATTTGCTACTTGGCGTGTTAGATCACCATACATAACAGGCACAGTTTGTTGTTTACCATCGCCTGCTTCAAATTTAAAGCCGATAAAGATTCGCATAAACTGTGTTACGTATCTTCTAATTTGCCCGTCGTAGAAAAAATCCATTACTTACTAGCCTTATCAAATTTATGTGTAAAGGCATCCTTGTTACCCTTAGATGCTGCTGCTCTACGCTTTTGTATTTTTAATGAAATTGGCTCTTCTTCCTTTTCAGGTGGACGTCTTTTCACTGTATGTTTTTTTGGTCTGCTGGTAGCAAACCCTAGAATTTCATCAATACGCATTATTCATCTGCCTCTGGTTTAAGTGCTTTAGAAAGACTTTGTTTTTCTTTAACAGTCTTGCCATCAATAACTTGTTCATTGGTGTTATTGATAAATGTTGACTTAAGACCTTTGTTTTCTCTAGCATCGTGTCCTGCAAAGTCTTTACCTGCTGCAACATCGCTTGGTCCTAAATTACTCATCGTCATTCTTACATCATCCTCAACTTTACTCCATCTACCTTTCTTAAAGATGAAAAGTCTTGTTGGTTTATAATCTGTTCTAAGATGGAATTGACCATCACCTGGATTCATAGGAAATGCTATGCCTTGTGTAAACGGAGCACCGTTTGGCGGAATACCATCGCCTACTAAGTAACCATCATATCCTGACATTTCAGGATTTGCATTAACCATATCCGCAGTATAACTTGTATAGATTTCGTCCCCATTATCGTCATAAATTGGATTGCCGTTTGCATCTGTAGATGGTATTAATAATTGTGTATCATCTGCTGTGACTAGTTCAGCATTACCAACTTCGTCACGTTGCAGTGTATAAAATTTAGTTGTATCATAACCACTTTGAGGAGCATCTGCTTCTGCTTGATCGAGAACTGCACTTGTAATTTGCATTTCTTTTTCATAAGTTGACATAATGTCTTTAAGTGTATCGGCAAGTTTCCAATCACCACCCGGTGGCGATGCAGTTGTTTCTGATATTGCTTCGTATTTCTCACCGTTGTAAGAAACTATATCACCAGGAAAGTAAGTTGAATTAGCATTATATTCGCCTTTGTTATTTTCTTCACCTGCAACGGCATCTAAAATATCTTTGAATTCTTGTGCATCTACTAATGGTTTACACTTTGCTCTGTATAAATGAGGATACCAAGTAACAGAAAATCCTTCTGCTGCTCTGTTTACGTCTTCAATTACATAAAATCTTTTTAGTGCATAATTTAAATCGTTTAATGCATATTCGTCTTTTAAATGAGGTAATTCAATTACATCACCTGATATTAATTTTCTACCTAGTTTTTCTACAGTGTCATTAATATGAAATGTAATAAACAATGTATCGTTTTGTAGAAATAAACCAAATTGACTTAGATTAAAATCTACATCATTTACGTTATAAACGCCACGTAATACATATACATCTGGATCATACTTACGATCTCTATTTTCAAGGAATAACATATCCTGTATATTTGTAGGGTCATTAGCATTATATCTAGGTGTAGTAGGTGTTTCTTCTCTACTAGTTCCAGGTCCTATATAGCGATGAATAAGCACATCGGTACCGCCAACTTGGAACATCTCCCAGGCAGTTTTATCAATAAATTTGTAATCGTTGCCCTTCTCGGGACGGTATAAACTCAGTCTTGGCATAGTATATGTATTTACCTATTCCGTCACAAGGCATAAATAGTTATATGAGCCAAATAGATAGCGCAAAACAAGAAGTATTCGATTACGTAAAAGCAATGCTCGGCGACGGTATGATCGACGTCGAACTAGATCCTATTCACTACGAAACAGGATTAAAACGTGCATTGGGTGTTTTTAGACAAAGATCTGATAATGCTGTTGAAGAAAGTTACATCACTCTGACACTTGAAAAAGAAAAGAATGATTATATTTTGCCTGATGAAATACAACAGGTAAGACAAATTTTTAGACGTTCAGTTGGTTCACGTACAGGTAATGGAACTGGTGGTACAGTTTTTGAACCCTTCAACTTAGCATACACAAACACATATTTGTTAAGTTCAACAAATATGGGTGGACTTGCTACATACGAATTATTTGCAGGATACCAAGAACTAGTAGGTAAAATGTTTGGTTCATTTATCAACTTTACTTGGAACCCACAAAGCAAGAAACTAATTATTATGCAACGCCCAAGAGGAGAAGAACAAGTGCTTCTATGGTGTTACAATAATAAGCCTGATTACACTATCATAAATGATCAGTATGCAGGACAGTGGATAAGAGATTACACACTTGCAAACTGTAAAGTTATGTTAGGTCAAGCAAGAGAAAAATTTGCTAGTATTGCTGGTCCACAAGGCGGTACCGCACTTAATGGTGCTAGTATTAAGCAAGAAGGGTTTTCAGATATTGAAAGACTTACAGCAGAACTAGTAACACTTGTACCAGGCGGCCAAGGATACTATTGGATCAACGGATAATGAAAGCATCAGAATTTATCACAGAAGAACACGAAGAAATCTACAATGAAACTGCAAAGATGGTTTGGGGTAGAACAAGTGGTACTGCTAAAGGCGGAAAAACCAAATTAAGATTTCGTTGTTCAACAGGTCCAAGAGCTGGTAGACAAGTTAGTCATCCATCTAAATGTCACCAACAGTATAATGTTGCCAAAGCCCAAAAAATGAAGACAACCAGAGCAAGAACTGGACCTACTCAAGCACGTAGACAACAAAGAACAAAGTCAATTAACACAGCAAGTGTGTTAGCACGTAAACTTAATACGGGCAAAGCCGGACAACCAAGACCGTATATTTAGACTTGACAATCCTACAAGTGATGCTATAATGTTAGTATTACTTAGGAGATATTTTATATGATAATAGGCATTTGCGGATTCATCGGCTGTGGTAAAGATACAGTAGCCGACCATCTAACTAATGAACACGGATTTCGCAGAGAAAGTTTTGCGGGAACACTCAAAGACGCAGTATCAGTAGTTTTTGGATGGGATAGAGAAATGCTAGAAGGTCGATCTAAAGAAGCTCGTGAATGGAGAGAGCAAATAGATCATTGGTGGGCTGAAAGATTAGATATGCCTACTTTAACACCAAGATGGGTTTTACAGTATTGGGGCACTGAAGTGTGTCGTAGAGCGTTTCACGATGATATTTGGGTAGCAAGTTTAGAGAATAAACTACGTAACAGTACAGACGATATTGTTATTAGTGATTGCAGATTTCCAAATGAAGTTGATATAATTAAGAAAGCAGGCGGCAAAGTAATTTGGGTAAAACGTGGCGAATTACCACAATGGTACGATAATGCTGTTCAAGCAAATCAAGGGTCAAATTTTCATATTAATGAGATGAAATTATCAAAAGTACATCCTAGTGAATGGGCTTGGGTAAACACTGAATTTGATTCAATAGTTGAAAATAACAGTTCTATAGATGAGTTGTATGCACAAATTGAAAACTTATTAGTAGTCAGCCACTAAATCTCCTTGTTTCCAACGTATATTTTCTTTAGATAACACACTTCTACAATTTGCACAAACTGTCTTTAAGTTTTGAGGTCTACAGTTATCTAGATTTTCATCGACGTGAAATACCCTAAATATTTCTTTATGTGGCGATTTAAATCCACACTTATCACACTGCTTTTTAATTCTATATCCTGCTCGATGCCACCTTGGTATTCCGTGATATAGACCGTGCGTTGAACAGGCTTCACACAGACTTCTATAATAAGTCTTGCCGTTCTTTTTGTAATTAACTGCACGTGGTCTTAAACCGCATTTACAAAGGGGTCTCATATCTATATTTACACCTTTTAGACCCCTTTTTATATAGGTATAAACAGCACTTTTTGTTATTATCTACTAAATACATTAGTAATACAGATTAGGTATAACAATATACTTTTACATTACCAGGAGATAACGGAATGGCACTACAATCACCAGGCGTTGAAGTAACTGTAATAGATGAGAGTTTTTACACCCCCGCTGAACCGGGTACAACACCTCTTATCGTAGTTGCAACAGCCCAAGATAAAATTAATGCTGCAGGCACAGGAACTGCTTCAGCAACAACGGCCGCAAATGCTGGCAAAGCATTTAAGGTAACGTCACAGAAAGAATTAGTAGATCTTTTTGGAGTACCAAACTTTGAAAAGACAGCAAGTAACACACCAATTCACGGAAGCGAATTAAATGAATACGGCTTGTTAGCAGCATATTCATTATTAGGCGTATCAAATGCCGCGTTTGTTACTAGAGCTAACGTAGATTTAGGACAATTAGCAGGTACAGCAGATGCTCCGGGAGCGAATCCGGACAATGGTACTTGGTGGGTTGATACAAGAGGAACAACTTGGGGTATCCAAGAATGGAACGGTGCAGCAATTACTGTAACCGGAGGACAAAAGTTCACTAACAAGACACCAATTGTATTAACAGATGATGACACAACAAAAATTGATTCCGGTACAGGAAAACCTAAAGGTTCAGTAGGTGCTATCGGAGATTATGCAATTGTTTTTGAAACAGTAGATGGTTCAGGATCATTCGTAGCAACAAAAGAAACAGCAAAAGTGTATTACAAATCCGCTGGTAATGGTGTTTCTCCAACTGCAGGCGAATGGGTACTAGTTGGATCAAACGACTGGACAGCAAGTCACCCAACAGTTACAGGCGGCACATTTACTGCATCAAGTGGTAAGTTTAGTATCAACAGCACAGACTTTGAAGTAACTGGTACACTTGACGATTTAGTAACAAATATTAACGGTCAGATTAGCAGAACACAAGGCATCTATGCTAGAAACGTAAGCGGTAAACTTTATCTTTACGCACAAGGCAAAGAAGCAGATGCAAATAATCCAGACTCAACTCTTACACAAGCGATTATTATTGACGACGCGAGCACAACACCAGCAGTAGACTTTGCTGCATTAGGTATTAGTAAAGGAACATATTATGCTCCTACATTACAGCAGTCAGCACATACAAGTGTTCCACAATGGAAAACTAATGATACTGCTCCTCGCCCAACAGGAAGTGTTTGGTTAAAAACAACTGAGCCTAACAACGGTGCAAGATGGAGAGTTTACAATTGGTCATCTGCAACTACTACTTGGAATGCAGTAAATGCTCCAATTTATAGTTCAGGACACTCTGCTTTATATTGGTTAGATAGAAGCGGTGGCGGTAACAACATTGCAACAGATGCATTGTTTGTTCAATCAAATGCAAACGAACACGGTGGTTTTGATGCAACTCCTTCAACTGCAACATTTAGAGTATGGCGCAGAGCTGGAACTGGAAATACCACTATTAAATCAGCAGAAGTAACTGCTTCAACATTTACAGCAGGTGCAAATACATTTGAGTTATCAGAAAGTGTTAAAAATTCTGAAAGCCTTGCAACAGCAGTATCAGTAACATTTACTGCAACAGGCGCAACAACAGATGCAGATTTACTTGCAGAAGCAATTAATAGTGCAAACTTTACTAACGTAGAAGCAGCAGTAACAACTGACAATGAAGTAGAAATTTTCCATAAATTAGGTGGAGATTTTAGAATTACAGATGGTGCTAACGCTCCTATTGCTAGTGCATACTCTGCTTATAACATTGACTCACTTGCAGGAACAGTAAATTTATATACTGCACCAGCAGGAAGTGATGATGATTTTGTTGCAAGTTTATGGCAACCATTAGCAGCAAGTAACTTTAAAGCAAGTTCAAATGATCCAGAAAATGAACCAGCAGATGGACAACTTTGGTATAATCCAGAGTTTTCAGAAGTAGACATTATGATTCATAATGGTACTACTTGGGTTGGTTATCAAAACTATGGTGCATACACTAACTGTTCACCAGCAGGTCCAATTGTTTCGGCAACTGAGCCAAATAAAGACACAGGTCAGTCAGATGGAACTGCTCTAGTTGATGGTGATCTTTGGATTAGCACAGCAGATTTAGAAAACTTTCCAACAATTTACAGATGGAACGGAACTACACTTGCTTGGGTACAGATTGATAAAACTGATCAAACAACTGAAGAAGGTGTATTATTTGCTGATGCACGTTATGGCTTATCAGGCGCAACTGGTAATACAGCAGCAGATATTACAGACTTACTAACAAGCAACTACTTAGATCCAGATGCTCCAGATCCTGCATTATATCCGCAGGGAATGTTGTTATGGAATTTACGTAGAAGTGGTGGAAATGTTAAGAAGTACAATAACAACTATATTGACACAACTGCTGATAACGAAAGATTTAACAACGGTGAGTCAATGACAAACTATGCAACTGATAGATGGACTACTGAGTCAGGCAACCAAGAAGACGGTAGCGGTTCATTTGGTAGAAAAGCACAGCGTATGGTAGTTGTACAAGCATTGAAATCTGCAATTGACACAAGTGATGAGATTAGAGACGAAGAAAGACGTAACTTTAACTTAATTGCTTGTCCAGGTTATACAGAAACAATGAGTAACCTTGTTAACTTAAACATTGACAGAGGATTAACAGCATTTGTTGTTGGTGACACACCATTTAGATTACCAGCAGATGCTACATCACTAACAAATTATGGTTCAAATGCGAACCTAGTTGTAGATAATAACGATGACGGTATTGTTACATACGATGAGTATATGGCAGTATTTTATCCAAATGGATTTACAACAGACTTAGGTGGCGCAAACGCAGTTGTACCTAGCTCACATATGATGCTACGTACTATTGCACTAAGCGATCAAGTATCGTTTCCGTGGTTTGCACCAGCAGGTACAAGACGTGGTGGAATTAGCAATGCTACAGCAGTAGGATATATTGATGCAGCAACAGGTGAATTCCAAACAGTTGCACTTAACGAAGGACAGCGTGATACGTTATATGATCAAAAGATTAACCCAATTACATTCTTTAATGGTGTTGGATTAGTTAACTATGGTCAGAAGACAAGAGGCAGAAATGCTTCTGCGCTAGACAGAATTAACGTTGCAAGGTTAGTAGTATACTTACGTAGTCAACTTAATAAATTGGCTCGTCCGTATATCTTTGAACCAAACGATAAAATCACTAGAGACGAAGTCAAACAAGCAGTAGAAAGTTTACTACTTGAGTTAGTTGGCTTAAGAGCTCTTTATGATTTCGCTGTTGTTTGTGATGAAACAAACAATACACCGGCAAGGATTGATAGAAATGAACTTTATGTTGATATTGCTATTGAACCTGTTAAGGCTATTGAGTTCATTTACATTCCATTGCGTGTCAAGAACACAGGAGAAATATAATGCCTATTACATCACTTAATAACTTTGGGGTACCAACAGACGCAGGCAACCAAGTGCTCTTGATGCCAAAGTTAAAGTATCGCTTCCGCGTTACTTTACTTGGATTCGGAGTAACTGCTGCAACTGAACTTACTAAACAGGTAGTAGATGTATCAAGACCAAAAGTTGGTTTTGAAGAAATGCCGTTAGACGTATACAACTCAAAGGTTTACCTAGCAGGTAAGTATACCTTTGAAACGTTGAGTCTTAACTTGCGTGATGATGCAACTGGTGAAGTACAAAAACTAGTTGGACAACAGGTTCAGAAGCAATTCGACTTTGTTGAACAAGCATCTGCAAGATCAGGTATTGACTATAAATTTACAACAAAAATTGAAGTATTAGACGGTGGTAACGGAAACAATGCTGCAGGTATTAACGTACTTGAGACATCAAATATGTACGGTTGTTTCTTAACTAACGTTGATTACGGCGATGCAAACTATGGTACTAATGAAGCGATGACTGTTGCTTTAACAATACGCTTTGATAATATGGTACAATGGGGTGCAGGAGAGCAAGGTGTTGGTGTTGGTATTGGTGCTGCTGTCGAAAGAACACTCGGCAATGCAACTACTGGTGCTACAGCGGCTCAAGGCGCTTAATACTAGTTTTACAAAAAACAGAAAAAGCCCGGTTTATTTTCCGGGCTTTTTTTATGGCTAAATAATAGTATGGCCAATAAATTTACTAGATTTCTAACAGATGTGTTTACTGGATTATCTAATCCTAAAGGTAGAGTAGCAAATTATACACACGC